AGATAGACCTCCGATGTATCGTACCGGCACGGCCTACACGTAGTGGTGCGGGCGGGCGACAACCACAGGGGAGTCGCCCGGGGTTGCAAGAGGTGTGTTGTTGGTCTTGAATTCCTCCTGCGGATGCGCGGCCTGAGATCGGCCATGAAGCGTAGAAAGCGTCAGAACACCCTGGACTGTGTCTGGCTCTCGAGCCTTGGCCTGCGCCTCAGTGAGTCGATTCTCCACCTTAGCCAAAGCCAGGCGAAGCGCCTCAAGAAGACTGATCGGGTTGCGCACCCTTCGCAACGGATCACGGTCCGGGATCTCAAGGAAGGTGCAAAGGTTGTGCACCTCCTTCTGCTCCGCCGAGAAGAGACCGCCGAGCCAGTCCATGCCCTGATCGAGCAAAGATTGGCCGGCGTCTGCAAAACTCTGCGGGATGCCGAGGTCCTTAGCGACAAATTGGAGCGCCGAATCGACGCCCTTCTTCGCCATCTTGCCTAGACCGGATGTTGCCTCAGAGATGAGCGAGGGTTGGTTCTTCGCGCGGACGGGGTCCACAGCCACGTCGTTGCTTGCCACCGGCATGATCTGTGCTTGCCGTAGGTCAGCTTTCTCTTCTTCAGCCGTTTCAACACCCACACCTTCTGCCACGTACTGCCCGGGCCCAATTTGAGCACCGGACATTGACGACCAGGCCTCAGCAACCGAGTGGTCATCACCCATCACAGACGCCGTACTGAAAAGTATGGCCGTAGTGACAAGTGGGACAAACTCAATGTTCAGAGTGAACTCGATGCCGAGGTCTGGGATGCACGTTGCATCACCGGTTTCAAACCAGATGAACATGCAGTTGTCAGCAGATTTTGTGACTGGGTTTCTCCATTGCGCTGCCGAAGCGAGGGCGTGTTGCTCACAGCCCAAGACTCCAGCGTTGCTTGGAGGGTGAAAGGTACCCACGTCAGGTCAAGTCCTTGCTCAAGCGACGCAGCGTCAAAGACGCGCGTGCCCGGATGGGCGAGCAACACATCCCGGGTGAAACCGGGCGTGAACGCTTGAGAGGTTATGAGCGTGTTGTTGACGTAGACCTTGCCACCACGACTGAGCAGAGGCGCGAAGTTCCTGATCTTGGCTCCCATGGACACCGTTCTGTACAACGCCGCATTGGTGGTCATCGGCGTGTAGAGCGCACTGGAGGTGCGCGTGGATGGGGGAAGCACAACCCAGTTGGGCTGTGGGCTGCCCGTACCTGCGTCCACCTGATTGAACGTCTCGAAGGCGTCGGGAGTCATGATCATGCCTCCGCCATGGCCACTGCCCACCGAAAAAGCCGTGGTGGGCAACGCAAAGAACTGCGTCATTGTGGTAGTGGCAGAGAGCACCATGCTCATGTCAGGAACGCGTACCCCACGATTGTGGAGCTCTGGCTCTTTCAGGGAAAGAACGTAGTTGGCCGCGTTGGCAGCCAGCCTCTGAGCACTCGCGCCCTGGGTTACAGAGGAGCTAGAGGCATGGGACGATTTGCGCTCGTCCCGGCGCACCCGTTTTTCAAGCCGGGCCAGCTTTTGTTTTTGGTTTGTTTTGGCAGGTCTTGAATCCCCTGCAGGTCAACCCATGCCTGCAGAGTTGCTATGCTTTGGCACCTCCTTTCAGGCCAACTCAATGGCCATAACGGACCGACACAGTTCCCGGGAGCTAAATAGCCCTGTCCGCACCAGCCGCCGAAACGGGTGTCCATCTGGTTGAGCACGCATCCCCAGATGTCACTTAACGACGGCACTCATTTGTTCCATGGGGTGGTGAACCCCGTGATTTTAGGCAAAGCCAAGGCAGGAGTACCTTTTGGGCAGTTTAAAGAGATGCCCAGCTCTATGACATTTGATAGGGATGCCAAACCCTGGGCAGTTTAATGAGATACCCAGCACTGGCTTTATGGGCAGAAGCCTACCGCCGCCCGGGAGTTTCGGACCCGGGTGCCTAGGACTTTTTATGGCAGGGGAGTCCATCCCCAAAATGTTTTATAAAATGCGACTACCACTGACCGCATCCGGTGTTGAGCCACCGGTGCATATTTGGGGGTTTTAAATTATAGGCAGAAACCCCCCTCAACTGCACTGGTCTAGCATGAGAGAGATGGCCCGACCAGCGGGGCCACCCCTTCACGGAACAGCATTGCATGTTCCAAGTCTCTGGATAGCCCAGGTTCCCAAACCACGCCGTAGAACAACAGGCTGGTGAACTGGGACGCCACATGTGCTCCATGTGGCTCCTCCACTCGTACCTTATATGGAGGTTCATCCAGAGATGCGTTCGAGGTCCATCCGCACTCCCTCAGTAAGGACTCCAGGTACGGCCCCAGGCTCTCCGTGTGCGTTGAAGAGGCCCAGAGACCGCGAGCCCACCGCGCCACGTGCACCCTTGCGGGCACATTGAGGTCGCGAGTGAGCGCCTGGCTGAACAGGGTCCGACCAAGCAAGGGCGCCGGAATGATGCCGTCCGAGGAAGGCACAAACCTGCAACCCAAGAAGGTCGCCTCGTAGATGCTATGGTGGTACGCCGTGGTTAGCTTGAAGCCGACCTTCGGGTACCCGGCCACCGTCGCACGAACAAGGTGTTCAGGACCAAGAATCAAGCAGTCGTCACCTGAGCACATTATGTGCACCTCCGTGGAGATGCGGGCGTGATGCCACAGTGCCATCGCCATGTACGTATTGGCGAAGTAGGTGTCGGGTCTGCCTGACGCCATCCCGTGGGGGGCGTAGAACCGCCAATTCTGCTTCACATCAACACCGCGGGGTGCGGCAGCTGAAAACAGAAACTTCCACGCCTCCTTCGGCATCTTGGCATTGCGGTACTGCCTCGCGATCCATTGGAGAGCTGGCTTCGGGAATGAGGCGTCCATTTTGGAGATGTCGGCCTCAGCCACGACCCACCCAGGGGGCAGATCAGGGATCGCAATTTGAGACATCCTGCTGCGCAAGAATACCCAGGACACCCTACGTAAGTTCTGGTAGAGCGCCCTGCGGGCCCGTTTCGTCATTTCGAGTAAACGGGACGCCACGTTGACAACTGGTGTGCTGTTATCTTCCACGCAGCATTCCTCCTCGTTGGTATAGAGGTGGGCCCGGGCCTTCGTCAGGATCGACGTGACCAATGCGCCGATTTTCTCGGCGCTCATGCCTCCGCACGCATGAATTCCATCCAGCTTCAGACGGTGGAGCCGCTCCGTCAATTGAGCTATGATGGGACCCGCAAGGGCCTGTACCCAAGAGCACGACTCGTGAATGCCCATGATGACCCTGGGCTTCTTACCTGGATAGGTTTTCTCGAACTTGATGAACGTCGAGAAGAGTGTGCGCTCGGGAGCGGGGATGCTCTTCCACAAGTCAACTCGTCTGGCGTACTCGAGCGACCGTCCGTGGGGAAACTTTCGAAACCATTCGAGGGCGTCCTCCTCGGTCACACGGACAGGGCGGAAGATTGGGGCCACTTCTTTTCGGAACTTCTCCAAAATGTTCTGGGTAGTGGCCCTCAGGGCGCTGTTGAACGTTGGTCCCCATCGCTGCCGGAGTTCGTCAACCCCGGTGGGTTCCATCAGCACCCTTGAAAGGAGTCCC